CGGTGGAGATCGTGCAAGCGAGACTCGGAATAACCAACCCCCTAACACTGGAGGTAGTTATGAAAAGTCCGATTGTGCTCCTTATCGAAAGCCTGGTGAATGATTTTGCCAGGCTAGAACCTTGTGTGAAAGGCCTTGAGCGTGACTTAGTTACACTCAAGTCAAGGTTTAAACATGAGGGTTACAGCTTCCTATCTGTAGCCCTACCTACCTTATGCAAAGCCCTTGATAGGGGACTTGCGGACGGTAAGTTCGCCTGCCCGAGGAATTTTAAAACAATTCCTAGGGGAGCAATCCCGAGACTTTTCTCAGGTATGCTCTGCGAAGTGTTTGAACCGTTCTCTGGCCATCTTAAAGAGAACCCTAATACTGGGGTTGTAAAGAATCTTAGAATGATTCTTTTACTCTGTAAGAAAATTCAGATGCCTGATGAATCTAACGTTTTGTTAGAAGAAAAGGCAACTTCTGAATTCTTCCGAACAGACGCAATTGCTCGTGATGTGTCTTTATCATCGCGGCAGTCACATCTGATCGGACTTGTTTCGAACTTGGTACTAAAGGATCTTCAATTTAAAGATCTCTCAAACGCCAAGTTTAAACATGGGCCAGGGGCTGTCAGGGAGGGATTAAGTTCGAACCAGAAGTGGTCAGAACTTGTCGCGGCTATTGGAAACGATAGCTTTGACACTGATGCTTTCGGGTACGCCGATTTTGGGGTTATTCTGTCTTCTCACGAAGATAGACCCATAATTAGCAACTCGTCAGCCCAGAGTACCCTCTTTGGTAGTGCTTCTAGAGGCATTGCTAAGCTCATCACGGTGCCGAAGAACTCGACATCGCGAAGGACTATTACGATAGAACCCCTTGTTAAGCAATTTGCTCAACAAGGGCTAAACGGGGCTCTGCGTGATTCCATATCACGTTGTGGCATCCTCCGTAATAGCTTAGCTCTCACCGACCAAAGTCTTAACCAAAAATTGGCTTTGGAAGGTTCCATCCATGCTAACTGGGCTACACTTGACTTAAAGTCAGCCTCTGATCTCCTATCACTTCGATTGGTAGATCAGGTATTCGGGCACCATGGTCAGTTCTATGACCACATGTTGGAC